GCACCCGCAAAACCAACATGGTGCCCGTAGTTCAGTTGGTTAGAGCGTCAGATTGTGGTTCTGAATGTCGACGGTTCGAGTCCGTCCGGGCACCCAAAATCAAATGCCAATTCTGTTGATTATCAACGAGTTGGCATTTATTAGTTTAAAAAATTCCCGTATTTTTCCCGTGATAGTGTTTGGATAGGTCATTTTGGGGTACAAAAAGCCCCCGCCATTTCCATCATAGAAGCAACTTAAATCAAACAACAATATTGCCGATGGAATGCAGGGGCATGATCTATGCTTTCGTTCTCCAGAACTTCAGGATTGATATACCTTCATAGAGGGTTTTGCCTGTACTCTTGTGCGTAATCGACTTCAATTCTCCGATTTCGGTATACTTCCTTATCGTGTTCCGTGACATGCCGAGAAGCTTCGCCGTCTGTGCGATGGTATATCTGGCAGACAGACTTACTACTGGTTCTTCGTTTACCATAGCATTATTCAGGAATAAGAGTCTTCTGACTTCGCAAGTTCTTCCATAAGTTCCTTGTAGTTATTCAGAGCCAGTAATGGCATGAAGTCGTTTTCCGAATAGTTCTCACTTTGTGACATCTGCTTTACGGAAGCTGTAATAGCATCGCAGATAAATGCTTTTTGTTCAAGGAGTCCAGAATCTGTCTGAACCTTGGAAATCAAGTCTGCCACCTGATCTGTAACCATTACTTTCTTCATACTACGCCATCCTTTACATTCTGAAACATTGTAGCCCTTGTTATCGTACCAGTATAGTCTGCAAGGTTGCCTATTGCAGAGCTAATGCTATCAGCAGCCTTATCGAAGTCTTCCATAAGGGACTTGGCATCTAAGTCATGTAGTGCTATACCACTATTGAGCAGCCTTTTTAACTCCGCACCACGAACTTCTAACATCGTTGCATTCAGTTTTGAGACCTGATCGAAGATATCGGTCAGATACTCTGGGAGCTGATACCCATTTCCTGTTTGTTGTGCCATACTTGAAACTGTTTAAATTAAACCTAATCTTTTTAAAGTCCGGCAGGGCTTTGCCTCGCCTTTGGTATCGCTGCTAAGGCCTGCTCCTGCCAGACAACTCATTGCTCTTAATTGTTTCTTAATGTTGCTCTCTTGCGCGTCTTAATATATGAATGATAAATCTTTCTGATCCCCGTGATGAGGCTGGGTATGCCATGCTGATTATATCTTGGTTCCATTTCTCTTTCCATTTATGCTATTCTGCAATTGTACTGTGTGAACTCGCGCAGTGGTATGTCAAGTGCTTCGCTAACAAACCTGCGCATACTGAGTATCTCCTGCTTGGCAGACTGGACTTTGATGTTCATCTTCTTGCCGACCTCTGCAGCACTCATTCCCTGGAGATACCAGTGAAAAATTCTGTTTATCTTCTTCCTCCGTTTCTCGGTCTTGATGGACGATAGTGCAGCCGCAACCAGTTTCTCCATGCCTGCATGAAGTCTGCCAGTCCTACGCTCCCTCTCGATCCTCTCCTCCATTCTCTCGTTATCGCTGGATGATAGACAGAACTCGAATCCATCGATGGAAGCTGTAAAGGAGCGTCTTGACTTCTCCTTCATCCACTCGTACTTAATAGTCTGCATGAGGAACTTGTATGCAGCTTCTCCCGTCACATCTGTATCGTAGTACTTGAGAAACGCGTCTTGAACGAGGTCATTACTGTCATCCTTATTGCCAGTTAGTGAAAGAGCGTAGGCGAAGGCCCTGCTGTAGAGATCGAGAGCATGGTCCTTGTTTCCACCGGCCACCAGTTTCTTGTCTTCAGACTTGCTCGGAGTGTAGATGAAGATGAAGCCACCGCACTTTCGCGTCCGGCCAAGGCAGTTCATCGAGATTGCCGTAGGGGACATTCCGACAGCTGAGGCGGCTTTTCTTGTGGAGGGATAGGTTGCAACAAGAACCATATCCTGCGTATACTGACACACTTTATTCATGAGGTCCGTCGTTTAGAGGTTGATTCTGATAAGATTGGCTTTCTTAAAGCAGCGATACTCTCCCTTTTCAGTGTCGAAGTAGCACTGGGTCGTCGGGTTCTGGTTCCCCTTTCCACTTGTTGGCGGCAGCATGCTTTCCTTCAGGGTTCCGTATGCCTCACGGATCGAGCCATCAATCTTCTGGAAATAGAACTTAACGATACGCTTCTTCATCTGGGCCTTTAGCTTGATGTTGAGCCATGCGGTCTTGAGTGCATCAGAGAGGCTCAAGCCGTTCTTTCTTACAAATTGCCAAGCAAGACTCATAACTTGCTTGAGGGTGGTCTTGAATGTTGCTTCCATATTCTTTTCTCCTATAAATTAAGTGAAACTTGTTGTTGTTTGATATTGCAAACGTACTCTAAGTATTTGACATGCGCAAATTTTGAGACTTCAAAATACTTGAACCAACTTTTATTTAACTGATTGTAACTCAAGCCGTTCTTTCATTAACTTAGATATACTATCATCAACTTCTTTATCGCAATGGCAAATTCAACATAATTTGAAATTCTTTTCAATCTTTATCGTTATATTCGAAAATTATTACTACCTTTGCGCCATGGTTGATGAATTAACAGAAAAGATGCACTCAGAGTTCACTATCTCTAAAGAGACAGAGATATGTCATCGTGCAGGTTGTGTCTGGCTTGTCTTAGACAAAGATGCTCCTAAAGAGCAAGTCGAGAAGCAAGCCCTTGAGTACGGAATCACATACGAAGAAGCAATGAAGTATCGTGACTATTGGAAAGAAATGAAGCAATTCTAATTAAATAACATCCTTGTGCCTGGTACTATCTGTGAAGACGTATCAGGCTTTTTATTCTCGTAATAAGTCCTGAATATACAAGAAAAGCCGAGGCGTTCAAACCTCGGCCGACGTTCATTTAAAAAAGCTTGCCAGTTCAGAATTTCACAATGCTTAGCCGGCTTAGTATATCGTCAAACTTATGTTGAATCTGATCCTTCTGCTTTGCCCCAGCCTTGACGAGACCGCTCTTGTACTTACGCATCAAGGAAGGATTGATATCGACACTCTTGGCGAACTCCGTCACGTTGATAAAAGGGAATGTCAGGAAGAACGCAGTCATATCATACTTGTACTCGATACGAATCTTCTCTGAATACCATTTGGGAGTGACACCAGTACGTTCTTTCATATAAGCAGCTTGCTCATGCAGGCATGACTCAAACTCCTGACGGGCTTCATCCTCAGTCAGTCCGTTTCCAAACACGGGAATCTCCTGGTTCTCGGCATAAATGCTGTAGCCTCCGTCGTTTCCTTTTTCGATAATTGCCGTAATACTCTTCATGTCATTGCTCCTTAATGTTTCGTTTGTCCATTTAAACCCACCTCCCGAAAGAGGTGGGAAGCTTTCATTGAAGCTCTTTACGTTCACTTCAAACCTGCAGCTTTCAACATGCTGTCAAGAGTGCCTTTCGGTATCTCTTGCGTTCTGTGTCTGCCGACTGGTATGAAGTAGGGGTAGTCTGGATGCACGTATTTGTAGTGCCCTTTCCCCCCTTTGATCGTCCAGCCATGCTGTTCAATCAGTCGGTAAAATTCTGAATACTTCATAGAACGCTTTGTTTAAATGAACACTGCAAAGGTAACATTTTTGTTCCATATACGCAAATTTTTAGCGAAAAAAGTTCTGATTTTATGTATTATTTAACTATTCGTCATTATTTGACAAGCCAAGATATGTTTCCAATGGTACCGGCTCTCTGATATCTATTCCCTGTGGTATCAATCAAAGACAAACTCGGGCACCTGGCCTTTAGCCTTCATGGCATCCAGCTCTTTCTTGATACGACGCTCCTCTGCGTTCTGAGGTGTACGCTCACCTTTCCACAACTTGATTGCCACCAAGTCTCTGTCGAGGTCTGGAGAGTTCACATACTCCTTATACGACTCATACGTGTTGCCTAACTCGTCTTTGAACATATATCAAATAATACTGATGCAAAAGTAACTGAAATATTGGGAACTACCAAACAATTTTCTTCAGAATGTTGGCTTGTCTGGATTTTAGTCCTTCATAATGCCTCATATATCTTCTACCTGCTTCTATCGAAAACGAATATATTGGGTCGATAACTGTCGGCCACATAAATAATCATCTTCTGAAAGGACTTATCTTCCGAAGTATCTGTGCGTCTGTAAGGGTGTTCGCCCTTGGATAGAATGTATTTGCGAGTGCATCAAAGATGTCTGGCGACCTCTTCAAGCGCTTCTTGATATCGTCTTTAGATTCCATTATTATTCGTCCGTCACTCTGGAACTTCCAATGAATCTCCGTTGCCTCCTCAGCAAGCAACGAATTTGGTGGCAATGCAGGATAATACCCGTTCTTGGGATTCAGCCACTCACGAACCCTCCAGTAAAGATAAGCACGCATATTCACGAACTCATATTGATGAGTCTTGTCATGGAGGTTCCTCGCATTCTCCGAGAACTTGCAGGAGTAGACGTTATGGTACTCCAGTTCCCTAAGACGTGAATATACACCAGCGCCCTCTCCGATAGTGTCTATAAATGCTTTGTCACGTTTCTTGTCAGTCATGGCATTTATGACCATACCGACAACGTGCATATGGTCGGCTACACCTCCAGACTGATGCGTCTTGATTTCTGAAACAAAGAAGTCATATCGAGGAACAAGGACACTGCTATCCCTGCCCATTCCTGCCACATCAACACCAAGTAAGCATGCCTTGTTTGGCTTGTAGGACTTTTCCTTCAATTCCTTCCATCTTTCGTTAGCCATCTCGATCCACTCGTAAGGAATGAGCACGTCTTCACCAACTCGGGGGAACATCCCAAGCACCTTGACCCGAAACAGATCGTTAGGGCGGTATAGTTTGCCCTCCCATTCGAAATCGCCTTGGCCAATATCATAATCTGACTTACTTACGGGTGAACTCCAGTTCTGCACCTTATCCTTCACCCACTCATAGTTTACCTGCCCTGGTATAACTTCCTTCTTACGCAGGACGTTCTCTGCATTGAGGGAATTAAGCCGGAACTTCTTGAATCGGTCAGACTTCATTGCACGTGCTGCATAGCCTGTCGTGATATTTGGATTGAATACTATAAGTAGTCTCGAGTTGCCTTGCAGGTTTCCTTCTATGGCATTGAAAACGGTCTCAGACATACCCGATGCCTCAGTCACGACAAACATTGTATTCACAGCATGGAATCCCGACCACGCTTCAGTGTTGTCGTCTGAGGACTTGAAGCCAGTAAGGAACCATTCGTCATAGTTCGTCTTGATCCCTTTCGCAAGCAGCCTACCTGGCAGGACTCCTTCACCGGCATTTCTGAAGAGACGTGATATCTCAGGTATCATAATCACATCGACCTGCCTTCCAGTTGGTGCCGTCATGGCAACCTTTGTATTCCCGACCAAGTTTCCTGACTTATCGAATCTGGGAGTCAGGTAGAGAAAGCACATAGCGGCTACTGCAGCAACGAAGTCTTTACCCCGTGCCGTTCCACTGGCGACTGCGGTCATTGAATTGTGCTGAACTGAAGATAGTATTGCCTGCTGTTCCTTGTCAAGTTTTGCTTTAAGGACCTCAGCGGCAAACTTATTCCAGTCTTCCCGCCACTCGCGCATTTTCCGGTGTGCCTTTTCTCTCTTGGTCTCTACCATCAGTCAACTTCCTGCATCAGTTTCTCAAAACTGCTTACTGTCACGTCATGTTCTGACTTCTCGACGTAACCACGACTTTTACCCTTCGTCTTCAGGATGAAAAAGACTGCGTTCATGTCACCGCGTGAGACAGCGGCACGCAACTGGGATTCGGCCAAGTCAATGAAACTTTCATCTACATCTTCTATCGCCTGACGAAACTCCTCGTTCTGGAGCCATCTGTAATAGGTAGTGCGACTCTTGATATTAGCCTGCTCACAAGCAGCAGAAACGTTTCCTGCCACTTTCTCGAAGACCTCAAGAAACTTCTTCTGGCTCTGGGTCAACTTACTACGATCATCTGTTTTCTTTGCCATTTCTTCAATTATTAGGTGAGAACTATTCACAATGAGGCCCTGCGTGTTTCTGCAGGGCACAACGTATCATCAACAAAACATTTCTACGTACCTTCTTTTCATCTTCGTGCCAAGCCTTGCCTTGATATCTGGCAATGGGTCGTTAACGAGCTGCTTGATACGCAAATACGGAAGGTTCATGCCTCCAGCCTTGAACACTTCCATAGTAGCGGCTATTCGTGGGTTGCATTCCATCAGGACCGGCACCCCTTCAGAGTTGTATCGGAAATCGAAGTCTGCATTACCATCCAGTCCTAATGCTTTCGTGAGCCGTGTTACTATCTCATAAGCTCGTGTGTCCTCGAACAATGTCGCGCTTTGGGGAATAGAAGCAACGATGGTTTCACTTCTCCGTCCACACATATAGAGCACCTTGCCATGATCTGCAAGGATATCGACGGAGAACTCTCCGCCAGTCAGACACTCCATGGCCATCATTTCGGGCATATCAGATTCTTTCTCACTCAGGATAGCCCGTAGCTCGTCATAGGTGGTGTAGAGCGAATTGGGCTTTTCCCCGAATAGGATATCAAAACGAGACTTTTCTGGGTCAATGATTCTGACTCCCCTACTTCCGCTCAACTGGGTCGCCTTTATGCACACTGCATGGTTAGGATAACCGATATACTCCAGGGCTTCGTCAAACTCCTTCAGACTTCTGATTGCATGATACTTGGGTGTTGGTATGTCATGGGCATGCATAAACTCATAGAGTCGAAGTTTGCTAAGGCACGTGATTACTGCATCGGCACTGCCGACAGACACCTGCGTACCATCCACCTGAAACTTATCTTGGCTTCCGATTAGCAATGGCAGTTCTGCAGACATAGATGGCAGTAGCACATCGACGTGCTCCTGATGGCATATAGCCAGTAGGGAATCGATGTAGCCTGCATCAGATACCTTGGGGACCTTATACACCACGTCCACCATTTGCTTGATAGTTGCGTCTTCATCGCAATCGACTCCAATGATCCTGATATCCCGCTCTCCGTTTTCACGAAGGCAGCGAAACAGCCCTGGCGTGAACTGGGCGCCAGCAGCTGTTACCATAACCGTCAAATTTCGTAGTTTCCTCATAATCCTTCAAATAAATCTCCTTGGGCAAGTTGATTCGCCTCTTCTTTTGTGCAGCTCAGATTCTCAACAAGGGGCTTAGAATGGTCACCGCCGAGTTCATAGGCAAGTTTCCGCATCTCCTGCTCGTTAGGCATCAGCCTTGCGTTGCAGATTTTCGACGCTTCATTATAGAAGTAATCACGACCACGGCCCATTGCCTTTCCTCGGTGAGTGTGATTGTCGTAGGCATAATCAGGAATCTCGTACTGCTTCGTCTCGTTCTCTGCCCAAAAGACGGTTATCGCCAAATCCACATACCTTGATTTATGCGCATGAACGAGGTGTAAGACAGCCTGAGTGAACGGCAGCTTTTCTGGCAGGTGCTTCTCTTTCAGCGACACCAGATAGTCATAGGTTGCTTTGAGATTGACGATAGCCATGTTCACGTATGGATCGCCAAGGCCTACATCTTCACACGACATAATCAGCATACGTTTCCACGCATACTTTTGATAGCCACTTTCGTAAAGTTCCACAGCCCAGAACATAGCCTGCTTCTCGTCACATCGACGGATGGCCTTCTGAAATGCACTTGCAACCTCGAAGAAGTTGTATCCGTGCTTTGTCCTTAAATCATAATTGCTCATAATCTTTCTTTTACAATTTATTGTTACGCCTCATAAAGTTACGGCAAATAGATGATATGCGCAAATTTTGAAACTCAGTTTAACTGATATCCGCTAAAAAGGTATCTTCAGCGTCCTTTGGTACGGATGTTTTCGTTTCGCAAGGCTTGTGTCATGCTTCATCTGGATGGCCTCACCAAAGGACTGACGGAGGAATAGGGTATCTTCCTTCTCCTGCTCAATCGTCCTATAATTGGAGCAGCCACCGAGATTGTGGAATGCTTTTTCTCCGAGTTCTGCAAACCGTTCGTCACACCATAGCATACGATGGTAGTATGCGTTGAGGCCGCAAATCCAATAGTCTTCACTCACTACTGCTTTCTCCGAGAAGAACAACTTGCTCCCTTCCAGAATCCCCATAGAGCCGTTCAGGATACCTGTCAGCCGTATCGG